ATTCTCCAAGTTCTTCATCTGTAACTTCTTCTGGAGGAGTAGAAGGTCTACGATTCCTGTCTTCTTTAGGGGTGTCGTCTACAACCTCGATGTCAACTTCTGAGTCTGTTTCTTCTTCTATTTTTCGGGGTTTTGCTTTCCCAGACAGATCAATTTCTATTGCACTAGAACTTTCTATCTCTAAATCGTCGTCGTCTTCTTGTTCATGAGGCAACGAATACTCTACTTTTTGAAATCCCATACTACTACTCCTTACGCTCGTGACACGCCACGGGGGTCATTTACTACTGCTTCAATAGAATCGTCGTTCATAAGCCGATACTCAACGCCATCAACTTTAAAACGTGTTCCTGTGTTCATGCGAAACATTACGTAGTCGCCTGTTTTACACCACGGCCCCGTAGGAAAACGCTCTTTGTCAGAGTAAGCATTGTCGCCCATATCTAACACAAGCCCAATAATAGACAGGATGTGCTCGTGCTGCATGTCCTTACTAGACTTTAAGATTCCGCTATCCCCGTAAGTATCTTCAACCTTGGGTAAAGCTACTAAAACCCTATATCCCACAGGCTTTGGTAGTTGGGCCTCTAACTCTTGTTCTGTAATCTGTACTACTTTAGTCATTGTCGTTTTCCATATTGTTACGCGAGAGGTCTGCTATGTACATCAAATTGGTTTCGAGACCCCGAATCAAACCAACTACTTCTCGGTAGTGTGCGTAGTCTTTCGCCGCACCGCCACCAAGATGTTTCTGAGCAGAAGAGATATCCTCTTCGATTTTGTTTCTAAGCACGTCTAGGACGGTAGTAGCCATAATTATTCCTTGTTAAGTTTGCTAGCAGCCTCACTTTGAGTTTTCATAAGGTCTAGGTCGAGCCTAGTATTGGCTGTTCTTCTATCAGCGGCTAGCTTTGCGCCGGCTTTCTGAGCGTCTATCTCTAGCTCTTGTTTAGCTATAGCAATCTGCTCCATATCAATTGAGGCATCAGTCTGGTCTTTCTGCATTTTCCGCTGTAGTTCGCCTTGCTTGATTTGCATATCCCCTTGGTCTTTCTGCATTTTCCGCTGTACGTCTTGCTGCTTGACCTGCAACTCTGCCTGCTGCATCTGGAACACAGGATCTTGTTGCTGTTGTTGAGCAGCTTGCTGTGCAGCTTCTTGCTCGTGTTGAGCGGTTAACTGCTTGGCCCCTTCAGCGATAAGACTAGCCAAATGTACTTCAATATCTTCTGGCAGCTCTGCATTAGGTGGTGGTAGCTCGACTCCAAGTTTCTCCTGCAACTGAGCGCGGTATCTAAACCCAAGGTGTTCAGCAATGTGGGCATTGAGCGCGGCCATCATCTGCTGTGCCTGTGGATTCTGACCAATAGCCCCAGCAATCATAGGGTCTTTCATGAACGACTGGTGAGTCACAATATGTGCCTCGTGGTCTTGTATCAGGAACGCTTTCACTGGGGTACCTGTTAGCACGTTCATATTCTCGCTAACTGGATCAGTTGGTTTAGCGTCGTCTTCTGTGGGCACCAACTTGTCAGCGTTCTTGACGCCAAGTACTTCAATCATCTGGCGGTGTAGCTGGGGTAGGTTGTATATCTGCGGGGCTTGTTGCGACATCTGCAACACTGCTTGGTACTGCACTACTCGCTGCGCCATTGTTGAACTATTCGGGTCACTTACAGGGATCACATCGACAAGAGCGTAATCCGACTGTCTGGCTGATACTTCTCCCCTAAATGGCTGATACTCGTACTCAGTGGGGGCTTCTTCCGCCATGATAGCTTTTAGCATCTTAAACTCTAACTTCATGGCATAATGAACGCGGGCCTGCACTGCTGCCATTGGTTTAAGAGTCCGCTCTAACAAAGCCAGTGTAGTGCCCACTGGGGCATTAGCAGACATGTCGGAGATGTTCATATCACTGATAGCCCCGAGACGCCGGCCTTCAGTGGTAATCTGGTTTAGTAGTTGTAGGAGTGTCTGGCTTGGCTCCTTATAAGGAAGGGGCATAATATTGTCGCGGATTACTCCTGATGGTACGTCCACATCTTTCCACTCGCCCGGCGAGATAGGAGAGTCATCACCCTTAATACGTAACCCACGGGACTTCAAACCACCCGGTAAGTTAGACAGGGTGCCAGCATCTACCAACTGACGTATAAGTGAGGTACCTGCTCGGGCGTAACCACCAACAATGTGGATCAATCCAAGTCCGTAGAAACCAAAACCGGGAACGTATACGTAGTGTACAAAATGTTGACGTTTCAACATCAATTCGTCTTCTTCGTTCCAGTTACGGCGTATGGACAGTATCTCTGAAGTACCACGCTCAATAGTAACTACGTAGGGCTTTGCTAGATCGTCTTCGTCATCAACACCCTCAATGAGCAGGTCTGCATGAATTTCGTAGATGCTATAGCGGTCATCGTCAGTAATAGAGTACCCGCCTTCCTCGGCTTTCTTCTCTTCAATATCCGTATGAAACGGAGAAGGCTCACCCAACTCTACATCAATATAGAATCCCGCTGCTTGTAGCTTCCGTACTTCGTTCTTAGTCTTGCGCATAACATGTGTAACACGTTCTGCTGACTCAATGTTAGACGCGCCGTAAGGAACGATAACGTCCTCGGCGGGGATGTAGATGGCAACCTGCCTATCTATAGTAGGATCATAATAGACTTTCTTGAACGCTGATCCTGCAAGCCCTAAGCTGTACAACATACGCTCATGTTCGGGGCGGTACTCAACCATAGTCTCGGTAAGTTGATAGTTCATATCAGCCTTTACCCGCTCTGCGGCTTCTAGCTTCTCTTTAGTCTCCTTACCCAGAACTTTTACCCTAACTGGGCCAGAGGCGGGGAACGTCTCGCTCATAGTCTCTGCTTGGAATCGTATGGCAGCTTCAGCCAATACTGTAGAGTTAACCCCACAGGCACCTTCCCAAGGAGTACTGCGCTCTTCTTGCTTAAACCCTAGAATCTCAAGACCCTTAACGTAAGTATCAGCCCACTCTTTGCGGCTCTCTTCGTCGGCCTCAACCATACCAATAAGGTCAGTGGCTAATTCCGTCAGCATACCTTCGTCTAAGGCTTCCGCTAAGTTGGCGTCAAAACCCAACAAATCAGTTTCATCTCCGCCCGGAATAATGGTAATCTCTACGCTACCGTCATCGAGAGTAACCATATCTGGGTTTACGATCTCAATTTCAAGTTCTGACCCTTCCATTAAATCGTCGTCTTCGCCTTCAGGAGCGGCGTATAGCCCTTTTTCAATTGACATTGTTTAACCTCTTAGTAAAACCCGCCGCTGCGATGTTTAAAGTATTTGATTTCTTCTGCTTCGTCTGTAGGTAGCCGTATGAATCCACCTTGCCTAAACCGCATAAGTGCCATAACCGTGGAGTCCACTAAGTCGTCATGACTCATAAATGGGAACCCGGCTATCTCTTCTACTACTTCTTCGGCCCACCGTGTTTGAGGAACCCATACTAGTCCAGACTGTACAATATCAGATACTGAGTTTAAGCGTGCAAGTTTATCCCCTGATCCTCTATGAGGGGTATACTCCGATACGGGTAGCCCCATCCTGCGCATCTCTTGGTACAGCGCAACACCGGAGCTTTTCTTCTCCACAATAAACGAGTCAGGTTCCCAGTCTTCGTACTCTCTCAGGGCTAGTTCTTTTAGCTCATGGAATTCTAGTCTGTCCTTTATACTATTGAGCAGTATTATATTATACGCTGAAGTCTCTTCATTTAGAAACACACCCCACGTAGTCAGTGCCGTATAGTCAGCACGGTTGTGTTTTTCTGCTGCGGAGTCCAGCGACATTATTATGTACTCGCACTTGGGCGGGGTCTCCCTCTCCCACTCGTTCCACCACTCGCGCTTCACAATAGCCGCTTCTTCTGCGGTAGGCTCCTGCTGGTACTGGGCATTCCACTGGAACGCAGGCATAGAGGCTTTAGTACGTAACAGGGCTTCTAGGTCAAAGAACTCGGGCCATAGCGGTTTTTGTATAGGTTCCCCTGTATCAGGCGCGTATAGGTCTAGTATGGCGGGAAATTCAATGACCTCGTACTGGTCAGATCGCTCGTTATTGGACATATCTTTGACCACACGGCCTGTAAGGTCATCCATGTGCCATCTAGTTTGGACAATAGCTACACTACCTCCGGGCATTAGACGTGTACGAGCACCGAACGTAAACCACTCATAAGCCTTCTCAAAGACCGAAAAGTTGCCATTAATGACATCCTGCTCTGAATGAGGGTCGTCTACCAGCAGTAAATGGGCACCACGACCAGCTAGGGCAGAGCCAACACCACACGCATAGTACTCCCCCCCAGAGTTTGTGCTCCAGCGACCCGCAGATTTAGAGTCTTTAGCGAGGCCAACAGTAGGAAATATGCTTGTGTAGGCGGAACTGGAGATAATATTACGTACTTTACGCCCGAAATCTACCGCCAAGTCAGTGGTATGCGACACCATCATGACTTTCTTGTCTGGATTACGCCCCAAGTACCACGCGGGGAAGAAAATAGATACTAATTGGGATTTACCGTGGCGAGGAGGGATGTTTACACACACCCGATCCTTGTCTCCGCGCTCAATTGCCATCAACATGTTAGCGAGGATGCGATGATGCTTACCCACTAAGTAGTCTGGCTGCATCAACTTACAAAATTCTATTAAATCGTCGTAGGCGAGCTTATTCTGGCGTCTACTAGCTAGTTCATCGACTAGCTTCTCTATCTCCAATACCTCGTCGTCGGTAAAAGAGTCTATATTAGACAACATGTGCTGAACTTCTTCCTGCGTAAAGTCCTGCTGGGCTTCACTCACTAGGCTTTAGCCCTAACTCGGCGTCTAAATCAATGAAATCTCCGTCTAGGATAGTCTCCTCAACAGGATTTACTAGCTTTTCTAACTTACGACGTAATTTAGCTTTTAGATCATCAGTAGATTGGTGTGTAACCGTCACTTCCGACTTCTCCGCAAACAACCCAACGTCTGAAATCTTACCCAATAACTCCAACGCTCGTATTCGTACGCGGGGGTCGGGGTTTTCAGTCTCTATAATAAGTTTATTAGTAACTAAATGCCGTATGGATATTGCAGACTCAACTACTGAGGCTCCAAACTCCGTCAATATGTTACCTGTAAGTACTAAAGAAGCAGGCGTAAGACTAGATAGACGCTTAGAAGTTACCTTCTTGGACGTTTTTTCGGGGTCGTCAGCATAGGCCATAGCAATTTTAGCTGCCACGTCTTCATCTTCCTTGTTGGGTTTAAGTTCTAACCCGTGTTCTGCTAGCTCTAAGGCCGTAGTTTTAGCTGCTTGTGTGCGAATAGTTAAATCCACCACAGGATCGTCATCAAATAGCGGAACCCCAACTTCAGGTTCGAGTTTAATCGTCATGTTGCCGTCGCAGGTTATTCACCAGAGCCTGCTTTATACCTTATACAGAAGTAGTACGCAAGAGGCAGTGGGCACAAACTACTTTTTCTTTGGGGTTTTCCTACGCCCTCGCTTGAACTTACCTAACCGCCGTACCCCGGTTTCCAACTCCTGCACAGTAAACTGGTGGGGGGCAAGCTGGTGGCCTACAGCGGAGGGTAGTTCTTCTGCGGCTTTGACAATTACGGTTTCCAGTTCTAAGGCTACAAACACATAAAAGTCAGCAATACGATCGTCCTTGATATCATACGCGTAACGGCCGCGTTTATTCTTATTAGAGGATTTCACTTCAACTGTAAACACGTCACCAAAGTGAGACTGGCACCACAGGTCTACGCCGAAACGAGTTACATGGTGGCACTGTATACCATGCTTCTCCAGCAGGTACATTACGAAGAACTCTCCTATCCGTCCCGTAGTGGTGGCGCTGTGTGAGTTATACATGGAAACGTATAATATGGGCTAAAAATTTTTTTTACAACCAACAATTAAATAAAGGCGGGGGGTGTTCCCTTATAGAGGGGGGTGGGGTACCGAACTTGGGAAAAAGTGATTTATTTGAGTAAATTGGTAATACTATAGCCCCGCCGGGAATTTTCCTGAGAAGGGGTCATAGGGGGCGGGTGGGTGTCGAGGTCTGTCGTTTTGTTATAACGCGTTATAACTAATGCCGAGCGGTGATCAATGCCTTGCTTTAATAGGTAAACGTGTTAATGTATATCCATGTCGAGCAATGATGCCGGCAGCAACTAGAGAGCATACATTATGAGAAACGAAACCAATGCAATACCCGCACGCCTTACAGTAAACGGTCGCAAGGCTATCACCAGCGCGACAGCGAGCCAGATCAAAGCTAATGGCCGCACCAGCGCGACAGTCGATCAACTGGTTGCCGATGGTATGTTATGGACAGACTTTATAGCGCCGAGCGGCGAGGGGTCAACGTCAACGCCTGAATTGCACAAAGCATTGAAGGCGGCCATTGTCGAGGGGTTTAGCGCTAGCGATCGCAAGCTATTGTCGACACCCACCAAGGCGCTGAACGATGACAACTCGGCAGCTAAACGGTTGAAGCAGCAATCGGTGGGCGCGTTTATGGGGGCGTTTAAGCGCGACTTAAAGGCACGGCAAGCACCGGCCGCCCCTAAGACTAGGGCAGCTCAACAACCAACAGGTGAGGCCAGCGAGGCCAGCGATACTGGTAAAGGCGTCAATGTAAAGTTGCTCGAGTTGATAGTTAGCGCGACTAAAAAGGCGCAAGGGTGCGACGATCCATCGTTTAACGTAAACGAGTTTGTCAAACTAATGAAGGCGGCGGCATTGATACTGGCCGCTAAGTAATCAACCGGGGCCAGCAATGGCCCCACAATTTTGGAGAATAACATGCGTGACCAAACAGCAGCCTTGAAGTACTTAGCAGAAAAGCAATTCGAGAGAGCCGAGCGGCAATACTGGCGAGGGATTATAATGGCATACA